AAACCACGTCAGTTGAAGTCCAGAATGTATTACTACTTCTGGGGTGCTGCAACAGTTGCAGTTGTCCTGGGTCAAGTCTATGTTGGGACTGGTTATCGTCTTCTCCATGGCAGTATGCTAGAGCTCCTGGACAAGGTAGATGGTGTCCTTCTACATAAATCAGACAAGTATAATGGTATTCTATGAGACAGAATTATCAACAACTAAACTTCTTTCCTATTCAGTGTTATGAGTTTCGTTGTGATCAATTCTTGCTTGACACTACTCTAGGTCTTGTAGAAGATCTGGAGTATCAGTCGTTTAATGAGCCTACGGGTGTCCTTACGACTGATGACATTCAACAACAACAGTCCTTTCACCCACTCATGTCGTGGTTTCAGGAGTGTGTTGATACTGTCCACGCTGACATTGCACTCAACTGTGACAGGTTGGTAGTTAATAAGGCATGGGCAAACAAGTCTGTAGCAGGATCTGGTCACCACCATGATGCTCATAGGCACCCTATGTCTTACTACAGTGGCATCTTCTACCTTACTCAGGGTGCTCCCACAATCTTTATTGACCCTCTCTTCCAGAGGGAGTGGGGATCTTTCCACCTAGATGGCACAGTCAATTCTGAGTTGGCATACCATGGTGGTGCTGGTGGTCTATTACTATTCCCCAGTTACATGATCCATGCTTCTGCACCTAACAGTGAGGATGTTGATAGATACTCTATCGCATTCAACACTTTTCCTTCAGGTGACATCAATAGTGGCGGGTGGAAGAGACCCATGGCTAGAGTTAAGACTGAAGGTTGGAAGAATCTTGGACCATTAAATTTAGATGAATATGCAAGGGGCTGAAGTACATTTGTTTCCCGTAGTCTGTCGGGAGTATCACAACCCAGATCTCTTTCTTAACAAGAGAGTAATCAAAGCACTGGAAAATGTGGATGCACGACAGACTAACATTCCTGAAGGTGTGATCACATCTAGACCTGAGTTACATAAGATTGACGAGGGTCCTATCTCTGAGTTGAGGCAATTCTTTTGGGATTGTTTGGCAGAGTATAAGTATACTTACAAACTCTACTGCGATTCTCTAGAGATCTCTTCTATGTGGTCTAACTTCGCACCCAAGGGGAGTGGGTTTGGACACCCTCTACATAGACATCCCATGTCATACCTGAGTGCTATCTACTACCTCACAGACGGTGTGCCTACCTTCTTTGAGGATCCCTGCACACCTCGCACTAGCGATACCTTGGATGTGTTTATGCATGACAAGATGGAAGCAGAGGCAGGTATCAACGAGAAGATTGATGCACAGGAAGGCAAGTTAATTCTCTTCCCATCATGGTTGAAGCATTACTCAGCACGCAACATGTCTGAAAAGGATAGATACACAATCTCCTTTAATGTATTCCCTTGTGGTAAAGTAAACATGGGTCCATGGGACCTACCCCAAGTCAACATTTCTATATCATGAAGTATTTGAAAACACCACTGCGCTACCCTGGTGGTAAATCAAGGGTAGCAAAGATGTTGCTTGAGAAGTTTCCAAGTGACATCAAAGAATTCCGTGAGCCCTTCGTGGGTGGTGGGAGTGTAGCACTCCTATTCTCACAGAAGTATCCTGACATTCCCGTGTGGGTCAATGACAAGTATGAGTATCTCTACAGTTTCTGGAAGACTCTTCAAGAGCGTGGTGATGAGTTATCAGATACCCTTTACAACATCAAAGTTGAAAACAGTACAGAAGAAAAAGCTAAGGAGTTATTCCTCTCTGCTAAAAGCGAAATATCCAAGGCGGATACTTTTCAGCAAGCTGTGCTTTTTTGGATTCTTAATAAGTGTAGCTATAGCGGGTTGACTGAAAACTCATCCTTCTCTAAGACTGCATCCAAGCAAAACTTTACCACTCGTGGTGCAAATCATTTGAAGGGTATCTCTCAGGTGATTCAGAATTGGCACATTACTAACCTGGACTACAGTGAAGTGATGCATGAGGACAGCAGTGAGCGTAGCAATGTCTTCGTATTCTTGGATCCTCCATACAAGATCAAGACATTTCTGTATGGCACCAACGCAGAGATGCATAAGAATTTCAATCACCTTCAGTTTGTAGATGATTGTAAGGAATGCCCCCACAACTGGTTGGTCACATATAATATCGATGATGAGTTGAAGGAAGCATACAAGGACTTCAACCAAGAGGAGTTTAAGATCACCTATGGTATGAAGCATAGGGCAGACAATAAACTCAAGACTGAATTGCTGGTTACTAACTTCACTGAATCCACCCCTTTGGCATCCCTCTATGAAACAGTATGATATCCCTCTCAAAGATTATCTCAACAGCATCAATCTAAAGCAGGGAGATCTTACAGAAGATCCTGTTGCCATGAAGAAGTATCCAGCATACGTTATCAACAAATGTATGATGCATCATATTGACACGTTGATGCACGCTAACATGATGAATATGTGCGATCATGCTGATAACGATCTGCAATATTCTTATTACCTATATAGTGTGAGAAAGTCAAAACGATTTTCTCCATGGGACAAGAAGATAAAGGACGGTGATCTTGACCTAGTTAAAAAATACTATGGTTACAACACTGAGAAAGCACAAGCGGCGCTAAAGATTCTAACCCAGGACCAACTACAAATCATTGCATCTAAATTGAATACTGGAGGTAAGAAATGAGCGACGAGATCCAATGGTCTCAAGACATGATGCTCGAAGTGACGCTTAAGGAACCTGATGACTTTCTCAAGGTAAGAGAAACCCTCACCCGCATTGGTGTTGCGTCAAGGAAAGAGCGCAAACTGTATCAGTCTTGTCACATTCTCCACAAACGTGGTAAGTATTACGTTGTACACTTCAAGGAGTTGTTTGCGTTGGATGGAAAGCCAACCAACATCACCACGAATGACATCCAACGTAGAAATCGCATTGCAAAATTGTTATCAGACTGGGGTTTGATTGCAATCGCGAGAGAGGAAGAGGTTGCCGACCTGGCACCACTGAATCAAATTAAAGTCTTGTCCTTCAAGGACAAAGGTGAATGGACTCTTGAGTCCAAATACAACATCGGAAAGAAAAAACAACCAGCAGAGGTATAACTTATCATGGCAGACACAAAGCCTGCTGTAGATGAGAAGGAAAATGATGAAGACAAAAGTGAAGTTCTTGGTAATTTAGTGAAAGTTGTCGTCCTTATCTGGTCGGCATCCCTACTCACCTTCAGTTACGTCCGACTTCCTAACGGACAGAAAATCTTAGATTTCGATCCTACCTTCATAGCCTCGGTCTTCAGCGGCTCGTTAGCTGCCTTCGGACTTTCGCCTGCGAAAAATGGTAGTGCTCCAAAGAAAGCCCCGTCTATCGGTAAAAAGGAGGAAGAAAATGCAAAAGGTATTTAATGCTTTAGCAGTCCTATCATTTCTTGGGACTGCATCCATCATCGGTGGTGGTGTATATGTTTACATGCAGAGAGAAGCACTCCAAGCCCAACTAATGGGTAAGGTTGCTGCAGCAGCAACAGAAGCAATCGCTGGTGCTCTGCCATCTCTTATGGATTCAGCAACCCCTGAGCTGCCTAAGGCAACTGGAGGTGCGTCTATCCCCTCACTGCCATGAATAATAAACTAAAGATCGCAGCAGGTGTGGTCGGGGGCGCTTTCGCTCTCGCCCACATTGGACTGTTAGGGTATGTTATTCACAGACCAAAGCAACCTCGTGTGCCACAGGTCCCTACAATCCAGATCCCACAGGGGACTCCTTATTCTTCATACAAACTTGAAGCAACTAAGGATGGTTATAGTATTGAATACAAGGCCAATGATCCTGCCATCTTAGAGTCACATAGATCTCTAAACCTGGACAAGGATAAGAAGGGAATGTTTGGTGGCAGTCATGAGAGACGCACCGAGACTCGCTATGATCAATACACTATGGATGGCACCCGTAACATGGGAGGTGCAATAGGTGAAGAGGGAAAGCAGAATGCGAAAAGCGTAGAGTGCATCGTGGCGGACGCTGGAGCACGGTCACAAGGTGCAATGGCAGGTAGTGCTATCGCTGCTGGTGTCG